TCGGCGGTCTTGCGTTCGCGAACTAAAGAAATACGTAATACTAATAATAGGTTGATGCCCTTTGTATACTCTATAAAATGCAAAATAGAACCATTCCACGAATACATAGGTCAGACGGTTCAAGACGACTTTCAGGTCCGTCTGAACGGTCACATGGCCGATGTGAATAACGGACGCAAGAGACACTTGTACAACGCTATTCGTTTGTATGGATGGGACCAATTTACGATCGAAATTCTTTACAGTTTCCCAAAAGAGGGGAACTGGAAAGAGCGTCTAGACGAGCTTGAGATTCAGGAGATTTCACGCCGTGGGACCTTAGCTCCACACGGGTACAACAACGAGACGGGTGGAAACAGGAACAAGGTCCTTCACGAAGATACGAAGGAACTCATGAGTTCCGTGAGGTCAGGGGAGCGTCACTTTATGTTCGGGAAGCATCACACGGAAGAGGCTCGGGAGTTACTCAAGGATGCGAACGCCAAGGCGGTTCAGCAATGGTCCAAGGACGGTAAGGAACTTCTCAAGACGTTCGAGTCGGTCGAGGAGGCAGCACGCAAATCTGGGGCGGATGGAAGTCATATAACAAAGGTTTGCAAGGAGGAACGCAAAACGGCTGGAGGGTTTCATTGGAAATTTGTGAACCCAGGTGATGTTCAGACAAATCAACCTCTCAAGTTTACAAAAATTCAGCAGTGGTCTTTTGACGGGAAAACCCTTATAGCCGAGTATGATACTATACGAAAAGCAAGTGAAGCCTCCAAAGCTGAAGTGAGGGTTATAAGTCGTTGCTGTAAAGGCAAGGGGCGATCTGCGGGTGGATTCAAATGGAAAATCATCTGAATTTTTTTCTTGGGTACTAGTACCAAGCGAAATCATGGCAGGTGGTTTGATGCAACTCGTTGCTTACGGCGCGCAGGATGTGTACCTGACGGGCCAGCCCAAGGTGACTTTCTTCCAGGCCGTGTACAAGCGCCACACCAACTTTGCGATGGAGAACATCCAGCAGACGGTGAACGGCACCCCCACCAACGGTGGCCGCGTGTCCGTGACCATCGCCCGCAACGGCGACCTGGTCGGTGACATGTACATCCGCCTGACGCCCACCCAGACGGCCTACTCTAACCTGACGTCCACCAACACCGGCATCGACACCAACTGGGTGGCCGAGCGTGCGATCGCCGATATTGAGCTGACCATCGGTGGCCAGCGCATTGACAAGCACTACCAGACCTGGTGGCGCCTGTACGCCGAGCTGTTCCTCTCCGAGAGCGAGAAGATCAACTACGGCAAGATGACCTCTAGCCCCGTGGTGTTCCCCGACTCCACCAACGTGAACAGCGTGTACCTGCCCCTGCTGTTCTTCTTCAACCGCAACCCCGGCCTGTACCTGCCCCTGATTGCCCTGCAGTACCACGAGGTCCGCCTGGACTTCGACCTGACCAGCTACTTCAGCAACTACTTCGGCAGCAGCGGCCAGGTGTTCGAGGTGTGGGCCAACTACGTGTACCTGGACACCGAGGAGCGCCGCCGCTTCGCCCAGAAGGGTCACGAGTACCTGATTGAGCAGGTGCAGCACACCGGCGGTGATGCCATCACCCTGGCGACCACCCCCTCCTCCACCGGCTCCCCAACTGCCCAGACCATCCGTCTGTCTTTCAACCACCCAGTGAAGGAGCTGATCTGGTGCTACATCAACACCAGCGCCACGGCCTACAACTCCCTGTGGAACTTCTCCACCAGCGCGTCCAACGTGAACGTGACCTGCGCGCCCCTGCCAGTGTACGCCACCGGCGCCCTGCCCCACACCGTGGGCGCTCCCCGCCTGTACTCCAACATCTTCGCCACCGCTGGTGCTCAGCTGAGCTCTAACCTGTCGTCCGGTATCTTCTGGGTTGAGGAGGGCTCCTCCAACACCCTGTCTTCCAGCGGCACGCTCACCAGCGCCGTGGAGGTCGGCCCTCTGTACAACTTCAAGCTGGTGCTGAACGGTCAGGACCGCTTCAAGGAGCAGACCGGCAAGTACTTTAACCAGTACCAGCCATACCAGTACCACAGCGGTGTGCCATACCCAGGTGTGTACTGCTACAGCTTCGCGCTGCAGCCCGAGGAGCACCAGCCAACCGGCACTTGCAACTTCTCTCGCATTGATAACGCCCAGGTGGCGATCAACATCAAGGGCGCTGCCACCACCCCTCTGCAGAAGATGTTCGCGGTGAACTACAACATCCTGCGCATCCAGTCTGGCATGGGCGGCCTGGCCTTCTCCAACTAGACGGACGGACAAAACACCTCGTGTTTTGGACTCAAAAAACCCAAAAAAAAAAGCGGGCCTCGGCCCCAAGAGTGTAACAACACTCCTGGAGTCGAAACTAAAAATTAGTTATATTTAATGAGTGCACCCGCCCCGGGGCTCGTGATGACAAGTGTCAACTTGACACCCTCTCTTACAAATTTTGTAGACTGTCTTGGAGCCGGGGCTCAAATGTCGGTTGATCTTATTTCCATTCCTTGTACGTTGATATGCTGTATCATTATCGGTATACTCGCCATGAACTCGAAGAATCCCCAAGGTGGGACTTCGGGTGTAGGGTGGTTCCTTTGGGTCGTCGCTGCGTGCTGCGTATGCAGCTGTGTGTCGGGAATAATGGATTATATGAAACAAAAGTCTATAGTTGATTCCCATTGTACGTCGCCATCTCCTACCGGTCGATAACTTGCCACGAGGCGGAAGTGGATGCAAACTCCTCTTGTATGACGGCGGCACACACATTAGGATCAAAATGAGGTGCGCAACAAAACACGTCTATATAAATCATGTTGAGTTCTGGGTACGTGTGAGCACTAAAGTGACTCTCAGCCAAGACCAGAACACCTGTTGCCCCATGAGGCTCAAATTGGTGAAAAGCTCGGGCAACGACGTTGAAGCCGCACTTTTCAGCGATTCGAATCATACTGTTCTCAAGGTGGGATGCACACGAGACCCAAATGCCATCGATGTGACCTACCAAGTGCTTCATAATACCCATCTAAGGGTGGCTTATTTTATATACAATTAGATAGATTGCAAGCACAATGTACAAAAGTCCGAAGAAACGCTGGCCGAGTTGGTTCTGACCTTTACTGCTCGCCTCAACAAAGTTGCTGACTCCCAAAGCTCCCAAAATCAGAACCAACATGACCATGAAAGCCAAATCTGACTTAGGGTCAACCATTTATATATTACTACAAAATAAATGGACTCCTTGTCTGGTCCTGACCTTGTGAAACACATTCAGAAGATGAATCCTGGAGCGGGTATAGAAGAGGTTCTTGAAAAGACACGGACTATTTCACTTCAACGAATTTTTGTTCAAATTGAAACGATTCCGTATAAAACACCCATGAATCTCCTGGAAGACTTGTGTGACTTTGAACTGTCGCTTGAAGATACACGGGCTCTTATGGCAATGTGTGGAGGGGCCGCCAAACTCTTGAGTGAATCACGGTCATTCGAGACCATTTACGAGTACATGTCCTCTAAGGGTAAAGGGGGGCCGAGTTGCTGCTGGAGCCGAGGGTAACCTGAGTGTACCAGAAGTACAGCAGGTACAGGCCGGTGACCATCAGGAACGTCGCTCTGATCACCTCGGAGGCAACTCGGCGCTTATCCTTGTCTAGGAAAGCCTGAAGACCAATGAGGATCATTGACACAGAAACTACAAAAATCAGGGTATCGTAGAGTGCCATATTTACTAAGAGCGCGGATAAAAAATAGAAAACTACTCTCTGCAAAGGTCAGATGGCCTTTGCATACATTGATCCGTCACAGGCCATACTTGAAATGACTCTTGAGGCTATGGGTGGGTTCGCTCCTGTAAGCCGCCAGATGAAATCCCCGGACGTCCCAACCATTCCGTGTGAACTTGACGAGTCCTGGAAAGAGTTTGAAAAGGAACTTGGTAATTTTAAACGTAAATTCGCCAAGGAGAAGCGTGACCTCGGCATCAAGCTGAGCGAACTTGAGGAACTTCAAAAGAGTGCTCAAATTTCCAAATTGATTATAGATACAGTCCCTTCTGAGGACTTAAAGGCGAAGCTCGTATCAGTCGTAGACAACTACGAGTCCGAATCGGGCATTGTCGCCCTGACTCAACAATGTGGGAAGCTCAAGGGAAAGGTTGAAGCGATGGGGGAGGTGCTGCAGAACACCGAGGCTGAAAGGTACGCCAAGTTTTTGTGTTTGATTTGTCAAGACCGGCTTATTGACCTATTTATCGACCCATGTGGCCATACGGTCTGTTCGACGTGCTGGACGAATACCCGCGTCAAACGCACGTGCCCCGGGTGTCGTACCGACATTCAAGGTGTGAAGAAGATTTTTAGTATGTAGTCGAAAAGCTTCAGCTTTTCTCCTCCCCGGACCTGAATACGTCCCTAAACTTTTCCCCCGACCTTAGTTTAATGGCAGAACCGCGGATTGTAGTCCCGCTGATACCAGTTCGATTCTGGTAGGTCGGAAGGAGCGCGCATAGTATAGTGGTAGTACAGCACCCTTCCAAGGTGCTAGCTCGGGTTCGATTCCCGATGCGCGCAGGCGGTTTCCGCCCCGTGCTTCCGTAGCTCAGTCGGTAGAGCGTCAGACACTGTTTTACAAAATAGCTGATGTGTTAATCTGAATGTCAACAGTTCAAACCTGTTTGGGAGCGTTTTTCATTTGGTTTTCCCAAATGAAAAATTGCTTTCACCGTCTTTTGTTTGGAACAGCCACCATCATGTTCCCACCCGGTCCAATGACGAGTTTGGTCCCACGGGCCTTGGCACGTTTTCGGCCTGCTATACCCCGAGCACGTGCTTGTATCGTGGTTGCGGCCGCGTGCGCCCTGGGAGACCCCGCACCTATGCGTCGGACGCGCGGGAGGGCGTTCAGGGCGCGGTTCAAGGCGGCATGGTTGCCCCGCGCGCCGTTGATGACGTTGCGTGCAAACGAATTTGCAAGGGCCTGATACGACCGAGGGAACGAGTTGATATTCAGGTACTGGAGTCGGCGAAACTCTTGGGCCATTTCCATAATTGCAAACTCTCTGTTGAGATTTCGGGTGATACTTCGCATCACAACGGGTGAAATACTCGGACGTGAAGGGGTGTAGGGCGAATGTGAATTCGTCGACCTAGGCATTTATTACTATATACTTATAAAGCTTTTGGGCGCGTGTTTTATAAATGACGTTTGGAGACTTGGAACCCCGTGTGCTCGAGTTTCTGAAGGAGCGTGGTCCCGTCACGGTCAAGTGTATATCGAAGCGTCTCGGTCTTCCCCGCCACCTCGTGCGCGGTGCTCTGTGGCACTCGAACAACACGTGTCGCGTGGATCGGTCCCCTGCGTGTCGCCGGAAGAAGCCCATCTGGTCCTGGTCAGAGGCGCGGGAACGGCCGAACACCCATAAGGTGTCTCATCTTGTCCTGCGTTCGACGCTGGAAGAACATGAAGATGAAGACCATTAAAGGCAAGCTCCGTAATTCACCTAGTGCGGAGTGCTCGTAGCCGTACCACCCTTCGAGTGGGAAGGGGATATTCTTAATGAAAACACGTGAACCATAAATAATCGCACCTATAATTCCAAACTGTACACTCACTTCCAAAAATATTTTGAAGTTCGATTTACTCTCATCAAGTTCAGGGGTCAGTGCGTCGAGCCCCATGGATACGAGGTACGCAAACACGAAACAGGCAATCCCGACCCACGCAACACCCAACGTCTTGACGACTTGCTTGTTCATTACTCTTTCGCGAGAGAAAAACTCCGCTCTCGTAGCATAATTGGTCAATGCCCCAGCCTTATGAACTGGAGATTCTGGGTTCAAGCCCCAGCGAGAGCAGTCCCGAGCATCAGTGTCCGAGTTGGTCCAAGGAGATCGGCTTAAGACCGATTGTTCGCAAGAACGCGTGGGTTCGAACCCCACCTGATGCAAAAGGGCGAACCTTTTTCCCTTTTCATAAAGTAATGGACTTTATGAAATGTGAATGGGAGGTGGCACTCATGAAGAGCGACTGGGAAGAGGTGCGAGTTGCCCGCGTCTTCATTTTCGTAAAAGATTTCCCAGACGAAGGCGTCCTTCTTGAGGATCTCAAACCGCTCGTTAATTCTATTCGTGAAAAGGCGACGGATATGTTCATACGAGCAGACCTCTCGGGTGTGGGCCTCGTTGGTATCGAGAGGTTCAAACAGATTATGGGTCTCATTCAGGAAGTTGTCGAGTACACGAAAGAGGACAATTTACTACGAAAAATAGAGATCCAGGGGGCTGGTTTCATCTTTCGAACCCTCTATGGACCCGTCAGTTTAGCCATACCCAAGTACTTTCGCGATATGATCCAATTTATTTAATAAATTCAGAGGGTAGATGAGCTCCTGGCTCAGATTCAACCCCGACCAAGATGCAAAGGTTCTGTATGTTGACATCTTGGTTGGAAAACTCATAGAAATACAACCTGATACGACCGAAGAGACGGATGCTATGTGCCAAGACTTGTACCCAGTCCTGGACCAAATTCAGACGGTGTGTCTGACCCATGGCCTTCGACAGGTCTGTACAGCAAACCTCGAGGGTGTGAAGGTCAGAAACATCAAACCCTTGACCATGATGCGTATCATATGGAATGTGTATGAGCACACCAAGAACTGTATTTTACTCTCAAAATGCGAGGTGTCAGGGGGTGGACAGTTCTTCAACACGCTCGTAGAAGGCGTCCGGGGCTTCCTCCCGCCCTTTATGAGAGGTATGATCACACTAATCCCTGATAAAAAGCTTGTACAGACTCACACTTAGGCTAAACCCTACGACGGATACAAAGGTCATGACCTTTTGCCGTTCATTTCCATATATAAGTTCAAAGTCTTCGTCGGTGTATGGGATAATTTGACGTTTCATGAGAGTCAGAATACAGTTGCGTCCAAGTGCGAACCAAAGACAAAACACGAATGACGAAACAATGACGTGAAACATAATATAGGGTCTCGTCTGGAAAAACATACCCAATATGAGAAACATAGCAACAAGTTCATGAAAAACGATTAACAGAACTCCCTCCATTGGAAGGTCATACTTGGCATGAATTATCTTTTCGGCTTTGTTTCCACAATATACTGCGAGGACGGCCATGGCCTTACACAAGGTCAAGTCGTCCATTTAAATGTCGCGACACTTTATTCTCATTAGAAAAAGGACAATACATGCGACGACCAGTCCTATAAGGACACCAAACTTTTGGAACCCAAACCGTATAAAGTAATTGAAATCATATGTACGTTCAAGGCCTATGTCCCCGTCAAAGGCTGATTTCATGAGACCAATAATAGGTGCGTCTTTTATCGAAACCTGTTTAGCAAGTTGCTCATTGACACACAGAATTTTCAAAGGAAATCTGTTGAGTTGAAAGTCCACTGAGACCTTCATGAGACTCGCGTCAAAGGGTGCAATTTTCTTGGCACATTCGAGACTCATAATGTACGCATGAGTCCCAAGTGGTTGTCCCTCATAAATACCAGGTGTTAACTGCTGCTTGACTATAGGTAAAAGTGGTCCGAGATGGATAACATCCCATGGAATATCCTTCACGTCTCGAAACACTTCATCTAATTTTGTTTTAAAATTCGTCGTGAGACATACGTCATCTTCAAAGACGAGAGCTGTTTCGTACCCCTTTTGGACCATGTCCCGCCATACTCGAGAGTGACTCATTGAGCATCCATATTCTGCGGGGTTGACATAGAGTCCTTGGGGGGTGTTGACTCGACCGTCAGTTGCGGGAAAGAACTCGACATCGAGACCTTCTCGGGCAAACTCGGCCAAAGCACGTTGTCTTCTGTCGTCTCGTTTTTCGAGATTGATGCAGTATGCGTGCATTTATACATATCGTCATTTTTTGAAAAAAATGCAAACGCATCGAGAATGTTCCACGTGATCAGGGCGAGTATGAGTGCACGTGTTTTATCAGGCTCGAATCTGAGAACAACTATAGGAAAGAGTATCCATAGAATACGTCGAACCAGGTGGACGTCCTGTAGGGCGACATATGCAATGTATGTTATTCCTAAAATTGAAAGTTCGAGTTTCATTATCTTTTCGTTGGAGAAATAACGACGTAAATTAACGCTGTAGATGCCAATACGAAAAACCAGTTGACTTTTTGAAGCTGTTCACGAAGGATAAAGTCCCAGTCACGTGTTCGAGAAAAGCCTATATCACCTTGGACCCATGACATGAACCCGCCCAACGTGCTGCTCCCTGCAGATACCTGATTTGCAAGCGCATCTTTCGTGTAATAAAGTTTATAAGGGCTCCTCGCTATTTGAAGATCTATTCCATAGTTTAGATCTTTCGCGTCCCATATAGCCATTTTCCGCGCTCCACGGTTACTGATGAGATAGCAATGCGTCCCGTAGGCGGCCCCTTGTACAAGTGAGGGTGACACGCGCTCTGTGCCAACGCGCCCGTCAAGAGACCCAAGATTTATAAGGTCCCAGTTTGCAGGTGCTTCACGGAGTACCCGAACCAATTTTTCATTAAAATTAGGAAGAATCCTCACATCATCTTCAAACACGAGACCCATCTCGTAATTTTGTTCAACAATGTCCCGCCATATACGTATGTGACTATCGGCACAGCCCCATTCGGCGCCGGTTATGGCGAGACCATCTGGTGCACCAATTTTCCCATCTGTTGCTTTCCAAAACTCCACGTCAATACCAAACTTTTCAAATTCGTCTTGAGCATCTTGGCGCCTGTCGGGTCGGCGTTCAAGGTTGATACAATACGCGTGCATCTACTCTTTCTATATAAAAAAATAAGGCACAAGAATTTCAAGAATGGACCTCCTCATATTCTACCCACAGGGGAAGCATCTATACATAGAGTTCCTTGGGGGAAAATACATTGAGAATCAGCCAAAGAATGCTATTGAGGCGGCCGAGTTTTCACTCAGAATCAAGCCCGTCATTGAGCAACTCGATGCCTATGTGGAGAAGCATGGACTCAAGGAGATTGTCGAGTTGAACCTCAAGGGGGTCCCAATTTCAAAACTCAATTCAGAGACGGCGATCCATCTCATGAAACTCGTGGCGGATATTCGACCGGAAAAGGGACTCCTTGAAAAGATTAAGATTACCAACTCGAACCCTATTTTCAACATGGTCTATAGGAGCATCAAGAGTCGTTTACCCGATCGGATCAAGGATATTGTCGAATTTGACAATGACGGGAAGTTTTTTTAGGTATGACAGGCAGGGGAGTCGCGCGCGACTCTTCACTGGCTTCAGCGGAGCCTAATGAAACTCGGGACTCCGTGACTTTTTTAGGTGCGTTATATTAAGATATGGCTGCAACCGTGTCTCGGTGGCACCCAGACGAGCAAGAGTTCCTGGCCAAGCTCGAACACCAGTGTAACCTGTACCAGGAACACCACAATAAAGACCACATGTATTACCAAAAACTCGCTTCGAGGTTTAACGTTCCCATCCTGGTCGTTTCGGCTCTGAACTCTCTGTGTGCCATTGCTCTGAACGACTTTTTGGCACAAAAATACGTGAGTATTCTGAACGCCATCCTATCGGCCGGTACGGGAGTACTTGGGTCTGTTCAATTGTACCTCAAAATTAACGAGAAAATGACCAACTCGATCCGGGCTTCACTTCTTATGAAGCGTTTGGCCCTTAAGATTTCCAAGGAACTGAGCATAGACCCCGAGAATCGCGTCACGGATGGACAGGCTTTCTTGGCCGATTGTTTCGCCGAGTTTAACACGGCGCTCGAACAAGGAAACCCGGTTGAAAAAGGCCTAGAGAATCATCTGGCTTTTACACAAGTTCCAAAGAAAGAAAAGTTTAACCTCTTGGCATTGGCGGCGACGGCTGTGACGGGTTCACCCCGGAAGGACTCTACGGAGTCGTCATACGGAAATCTCTCACGTCTTGGGGAGCCTCGCGCCAAAAGGCTTTGGGGTCTCGTTGAAAGAGCTCAAAGAGACGCTCGTTCTCGTGACGTATTACAAACTCCTTTTCGTCCGAACGGATCAGGTTCGGAATCCCCTCAATCGATTCCAGAAGAGCCGGATACAGAGCTTGGAGCTCGGGGCTCTTGAGTTTAGCCACCTCGAAACTGAGATCGAGATCGAGGGACGGGCCCTGTGGACCCGGGACCCGGACCCAGACGTGCTCACACGCCTCCTTCGTCTCACGGATGACGCAATACCCCTTGACGAGTTCACACTTGACTCCTTTTTGTTCCAAAAATCGCTTCAGGAGCGCATTATGATGCACAACGTTCCCCGAGACGTTGTGCATTTTGATTCGCAGGGCAATACGGCGGAGATCCACGTCCATTATGATACGTACACAGATTATCTCTAAGTGACCGTCTTAAAAAAGTCTGACGCTCTATTATCAATGACAGACCCGGCGAATAGGATCTTCGATCCTATTCTCACTCCCTCAACATCCCGTTTCACAACCTTTCCCATCAGGTACCCAGACTTGTGGGCACTGTACAAAAAGGCCATTGGAAGTTTCTGGACTGTTGAGGAGATTGATTTGGCTTCGGACCTCAAGGACTGGGAGCGACTGAATTCCAATGAGCAACACTTCATTAAGCACGTCTTGGCTTTCTTTGCCGCCTCAGACGGAATTGTCATGGAAAATATCGATCTGAACTTTTCAAAGGATGTTCAGATCCCGGAGGCTCGGTCTTTCTATGCGTATCAGGGATTCAACGAGAGTATACACTCCGAGACGTACTCCTTGATGATTGATAAGCTCGTCAAGGACCCTTCCGAAAAGGCGAGTCTGTTCCGGGCGATCGAGACTGTACCCTCTGTGAAACGAAAAGCGGAGTGGGCCTTGAAGTGGCTCGGGGAGGGTTCGATGGGAACCCTCCCCCCGTTTGCCCAGCGCCTCGTGGCCTTTGCCTGTGTCGAAGGTATATTTTTCAGTGGGTCTTTCTGTGCTATTTTTTGGCTCAAAAAGCGGGGACTTATGCCCGGCCTGTCGTTTAGTAACGAGCTCATCTCACGGGATGAGGGGCTCCATCAAGAGTTTGCCGTGACTCTGTATCGCAATTTGAAAACAAAATTGAACGAAGAGACTATCCGTCGCATCGTCGCTGAAGCCCTGGACATTGAAAAGGAATTTATTACCGAGGCTTTACCTTGTCGCCTCATTGGTATGGATTCCGATTCTATGATTGAATACATCAAGTTTGTTGCGGACCGTTTGCTGACTCAGCTTGGGTGTCAACCCCTGTACGGTCAGAGTAACCCTTTCGACTGGATGGAAAACATCTCGTTGGAAGGGAAGACTAACTTTTTCGAAAAGCGAGTCGGTGATTATTCAAAGTTCATGCCGAGCGAAGAGGCGATTGGGTTTGACGAGGACTTCTAGATAGTCACACCGTAGACAAACCGATCCTCCTGGAAGTGCTTGGTGTTCTGGTCGTCCTGGTCGTCCCGGGTCTCGAACGCGAGGCCATCGATGCTCAGATACCCTGAGCGCCGACCAAACAAGGCGGTCAGAACAGCCATGAGAATCACAAAGACGAGACCATGGAGGAGGAGACCTGGGATGGTTGGAGTACCGTCTGGGCCGGCTATCCATGTACCAAGCTGACGGGTCGTCCTGTACGACACGGGACTTGCCACGGCCGCAAAGACGAGTATAGTAAGAAGACTACTCATTTAATATGTTGTTACAAATTAAATGGAAGAGGGTGCCATTCTTCTTTTTATGTTTTTCCTTGTTCTATTCGTATCTGCTACTGTAATTGTACTGTATCAGATGAGTGAAATACCACAACCAGTTCCACAGACAAACTCCGGGTTCCCTCTTCCTGACAGTACAATGATAGGCGCACAGTGTCCTGTTGGGTGTACGTGTTTCCCAAACCCCGACGCTACCATGGCGAGCGACATGCCTACGCAGATATGTGCAATGCTCAACAACGGCGTCATGTACAAGTGTCCGGCCCAGTGTTGTCAACCAACCTGTATCAACCAGGATGTTCAGGGAATTGCACCGAGGGTGTCACAGTGAACCAGTTGCGCAGGAGTTGCCGAGGCAACGACTCGCGGCAGTGCCGCTCGCAACTGTGACCCCGGGCTTCGCCCGGGACAGGGGGAACCCTTCGGGTTCCCTGGCTAGTTGCACCTCCCACCATAGCACGTGTGATAGCACTCATCACCACTATCACAATACTCACCGGCCATCTTTGGACCGTAAAAGTTTGACTTGTGGGGGATCAAAAGACGCATCAGAAAACCGACGATGAGTATGAAAACAATTGCATGAAGCACAAGACCTGCGTTTGTTGGCAGACCTTCTGCGTTCGCGACCCAGCTTCCCAGAATCCCGCGAACCGCCTTGTATGCTGCTGGGTTAGCAATCACTACGTAGGCGCCAAAGGGAATCAGGTAGTTGAGGCTCATTTAATAATGGGCGAGAGTTTTATTGACAATCGGCTCCGTCAATCTCCTCGGGTCCGACCGTGCCCTGGACGGCGCGTGCACTCTGAGCAGACAGCTGCTGAGACGTGAAGGCGTTGCCGCTCATCTTGGACTGGAAGCCGCCAAAGCCCGACTTCTTCTTGCCCCAGACCAGGCGCCACACGAAGTGGGCCACGATCACAAAGACCAGGGCGTGCAGAAGCAGACCCGCGGTCGTAGGCAGACCGTCGGCGGCTGCGACCCAGCTACCGGCCAGGGACCGAGTCAGCTTGAAGGTCTTGGGGTTGGCCACGACGAAAAACACGGCAAAGGGTACAATCTTCTTCTGCCAATCCATTTGGTACTATTGACCAAGAAATTTAAATTATAGCGTTCATAGAACTCAATCGATCAACAACGTTGGTTATCTTCTGGTTTTTGTTCGCATATGGACCAAACCCTCGGAGTTTCTCGACCGCGGTGACGAGCTTATTTCTATTGAACCTTATATTCTTAGACTTGGCGTTTGCAATTGCCCCCATGATGCTCGTACTGTTTGGAGTGTTCACGAGTGTGCGAGCAAATCGAGCGTAATTCAAATTTGTTGCAAGTCCCTGTTGAAATAACGCTTGGCGACGGGTCAAGGGGACTGAAGGATTCACTTTCGCGTTCAGGCGGCGGTGATAGTTGTTGATTTTCTTTTGCAAATTTGCGTTGTTCACTTGACCCACCTTATTCAAAAGAACATTGAGCCGGCGGAGTTCTTCGGCCGCTTGAGCTGTATTCATAAAATTTATATTTTGATTGACGGCACCACGAAGACTGTTCATATTTGCGCTTCCACTTCCACCTTGTACAACGTTTTCACGCAGACGCTTATTAATAAGATTCAGAGTGGCCTTTTTTCGGTTGTTGTTAATGTTCAAAGCCTCGAGGTTCGCCTTGAGCTTTTCAACCTCTGCAATACTCTTTCCGTTTGGATTGGTGATACTGTTATTGGTCACGCCATTCAAGAGTGCTTCAAGAGCTGCGCGTTTGGCGTTCACGTTTGCCGCGGCCGCACCGGCGGCGGCCGTTTGAGCCTGCTGTGTCGCAGATGCATTGGGACGCGCTTGCTGGGCGGCTTTGGCAGCAGCCTCAGCGCCCGCCTGCTGAGCGGCGTTCGGACCCTTGTTCTGCCCCATAGCCTGTTGCTGAGCAGCACCGGCGGCAGCCGCGGTAATTTGAAGAGGGGTGGCCCCCGCTTGTTGTGCAGCCCGCGCCGCATTTTTCCCCGCATTGGAAGGGGGCGCGCTTGGCGGTGTGCTCGCCGCACCCGATGCCGCAGCCGCTTGCACCGGCGGAGTGGCTCCAGCGTTTCCAGTAGCGGCTGCGACGGCCCCCGCCACACGAGCGCGTTTGGTGTTAATGTACTTGTGGAGCGCACGTGCCATGTAATTATTTATCGGGGGAACCTTGTTTGGCGCGTTCCGATTTTTCAGGTACGATTGGACGTAGATTCCAACGTTGCGCTCGAGGTTCTTGTTCGCATTGTTCACGGTCACTGGTTGGCGCCGGAACTTGGAGAACAGGCCAGTTGCGTTTGGCATGATGTCTTACTGAGTACCGAGAAAAAAGGTGCCAAACACGGCTTAGAGGCTCGAGACCCTAATACAGTAGAACACACAAGAGATGGCGACCCTCCAGATGTTTAGCGCTTTCAATGCTTCCAACGTTTCCTTCAGCGATGTTCGCAAGAATGCCAAGGGCGGCAAGGCGGTGTACCTGAACCAGGTTGGTGGTTCCAAGTTGATTTTTCAGCTGCCTCAGCTTCGTGCCCCATTTGGTCTCAGTGAGTACAAGGATGAGGCGTCTGGCCGCGTCAGTTACACTCTGCCTTTGAGTCTGGACAAGCCCGAGGTTCTCGAGGCGTTTTCCAAGCTGGATGCACGCGTCCTGGACTTCATCACCGAGCACAGCGAGGAGCTTCTGGGCAAGAAGATGTCTCGCGAGGTCATCTCCGAGGGTATGTACAAGTCGCCCGTCAAGCCGAGCACCAAGGAGGGCTACGCGCCAATTCTGAATCTGAAGGTGGTCACCGACCCCAAGACGGGCTCGGTTGCTACGGAGGCCTGGAACGCACAGCGCGAGTCCGTGCCTCTGACGACCCTGGAGAAGGGTCAGGCTCTGAGTGCCATCATCGAGATCAACCAGATTTGGCGCACGCCGGCTGGTGTTGGTGTTTCCATCCGCGTCCACCAGGTTATGTTCGCTCCGACCAACAAGCTGAAGCCGTGTGCGTTTCTTGCCCCGGCTGACGAGCCCGTCTCCGACAAGGGGAGTGAGGTTGCCGACGACATCGAGTACGAGACTGATCCGGAGCAGTGAGACCGAGTCCGTAGGACTCGTGATCCCCAAAGAGTCGAAGGGGCTGCGCCCGGCCCGAATTCCAAGATTTGAAATGTAGACCCGAAACTAAAAATATGTGTAATGAATATAAATGAGCTGGGTAAATGCCAGACAGTTTAAAATAGCAAACCGTAACGGTCGTCACTATGTGTTTCGTCGTAACAACGCAGGTAACACAGAGATTAACATCCCCAAAACAATCACAAGTAAGGCGGAGGCTGTGCGTTGGCTCAAGGCCCATCCAAACAAGGTGGCCAAGCCAAACAGGTACAGGGGGAAACGCGCGAACCGACCGATGGCCGTCTACCACAAAGCCTATAACCCTTTTAATACAGGACTCGTAAACACCCGCACGAGCCCCAACAACTTCTTTAAGTACTCGTCACCCAAGTACGCAGGCGTCCCGAGCCCCGCCAAGGCGAGCACGCCCAAGACGAATTTGTCTATTTCAAACTTCAAAAAGAGTCTTCGGAACATAGTCAGTATCGGTTCGGGGAGACAAGGAAAGGCCTACGTTGTCCGCCAAGGTAAGGCGCGTTTCGTGCTCAAGGTGGCCCCATACGACGGGCTCGCCAAGAAACGGGGCGAGCCTCAACCCGGGGACATAGAGTACGAAATCAATACCAAGTGTATGAAAGTCGCCCCCGAAGGAGTCGTCAAGGTCTATTCGCATATCCACGCATTGGACTTTGTTCAGGCCAAAAACCTCAAGAATATTCCAAACCTGAACAAGCCCCACTTTGATCACTCGAAGCAAAACATTATCGTCATGGAACTGTGTGAAGGTGGAAGCCTTGAAGATTGGCTGAAAAAGAACGCGGCTACAGATGGGACTATGCACCAGATTATCAAACAGGTCCTAACGACCCTTCGCAAGTTACAGGCCAAGTACCCTTATTTCCGTCACAACGATTTGCACACGGCAAACATCTTCGTGTCCAGGAAACGAGGGTTTCTCATGGCGGACTTTGGATGGGCTCGTTTGAAAGAAAAGGGGACAAACCCGGCGGTCAATACGGCCAATGGGACCGAGACTGCTTCACACTATGGTGTTGGCCCCAAGACGGATGCACGGTACGACCAACACCTTTTCTTAAACGAGCTCTTGGGGGTCGTGATGAAAACACCGTCCAAGTTTCCCAAGACTCTTGCGTTTTTGAACAAAGCCGTACCATCCGGGTACAGGGGGAAGAATGATACACACGTGAATGATTTCCGTCTTAAATATGAAGACCCGTGTCCAGGTCTCCCAACCCTTGATTCTCTTTTCAAGACTCCCTATTTACGTACAAAATTCGTTTCTTCACCAAACCTGGTGGCAGCCAAGGCGCGTCTCCGAAAGACGGGTCGGAAATTGACACCGGCGCGGAACTCGTCACCACGACGCGCACATGTTCGGGCTCGGGTACCGAGTCCACCCAAGGCGTATACGAATGCTCAACTCATTGCCCTTACACGGAACCAGTTGTTTAAGCTAAGTCCAGCGACCCGGGCCCGGGCCGTCAAGCTCCGGGCCGGGACAAAGGTGGCGTCCCCACCGAAAAAGAAGGCAAAGACTCCAAGCCCTGTTCGAACGAATAAACTCCCTGCAGTTCCCCAAGCCATTCTTAAATCTGCCAAATTTGAAAAGCTGATTGAAAAGATCTGGAGAAACTCGGGAAACCTGACGAATAACGGGTGGACCAGTGCACGAAACAAGGCGTTGAACATCGTTCGAAACAAGGGTCTGTCACTGTCACCCACCGTCGCCGCCCCTCGGCCTCATGGTTTTGCGAAGTTGTCAGCCATGGAACACGTGCGGAGCCCCAAGTCTGGTCGGTACAAGATTCGTGCACCCAATTCAGGCCGTCTCGTGTATGCTGATGGCGGGTCCATCTCACTCAAGTACCTCAAGAGTCTGGCGAAAATGGTCAACGCAAACATAAAGGGTCTTCGTTCAAAGGCGAATATTGCTCAAAGGATTTTCTCAGCATAGTTTAAATGCTGAAGACGAAGGATATCCTTTTGGGCGTACTTATTTTGGTCGTTATTTGCCTGTTCTATTTCAAGGCGACGTCGAAAGGTGATGCCTTGACGCCCCCGGACAAGGGTGACATCATCGTCTACGGATCCAAGACGTGTGGATGGTGTCAGAAGCAGGAGAAGTATCTGATTGATAATGGTCTTCCATACACTTTCGTTGACTGTAAAGACGGCGGGTGCCCAGATTACGTATCTGGGTTCCCTACCCTGCTGGTCGATAACGTGATCAAGGTTGGGTACACGGAGGTCTAAGGGGACGGGTGGAGGGCAAGTGCTTCACACTTGGACCCGGACCCGTCTCCTCAGCCCTGAAAGGGTCTTTTTTGTTTTAAAATTAAAGTGGCGGATCTGACAAGTGCTTCGCACTCAACCCTTGAACGCGGCCACGGCCACTGCCAGCAGGAAGGTGTGCCACAGGGTATCCACTGGCTTGAGGATGCTAATGTGCTTGACGAGGGCCTTGTTCCACAGGAAGCGGAGCAGGATAGTCAAAATGATAATGTAAATGGAGAGAACAACGGCGTTGTAAAGGAGCTCCTTCTTGCTACGGGACTGGAGAAGGCTCAACATCTTTTTATTAGGAACACAGAAAAAAAGTTCCTAATAGTAAGATGGTCCGCCCTGTCCGGCGACGGGTCGCGCCCAAAAAGGCGCCAAACCCGTATGCGCCAAAATATACATGGGCACCCTGGGGAACAACTGGGGTCGTTCACGACAACTGTTATGACTACGCGTTCGGATCCTTCTCCCCTGTACGCCAGTCAAAGAGCGTCCCTGGAAACCGTAGCGGTATTTCATCAAACGGTCTGAACTTTCGGTCGTGCGCTGGAATTGCCAAACGCGTCTTGGCTGATAACCCAGGGAACGTGTACAAGATGAAAAACCCCAACGCCAGACCCAAGCCTGGGTTCTATAAGGTCATGTGTTTCGTCGCACCATCGAACGACTTTGGAGACTCGACGGGCGACTTCCACTGGTACAAAGAGATTAGTGCAGTTCAGTACAAAATACGTCCAGGAGATACGGTTCTGGGATTGGCGAGGTTCTTCCGGGTCACACCCAAGGTGGTGCTCACGGCCCTCGCCAAGGGTCGCACTTCAACAAACTCAAATAATGGACGAATTGCAAACAGAAATACAGATCTCCATGTTCTGGGAAAGTACAATATCATGGCCCTTCAAAGGTCCCAGTGTGCGACGCGTCAGGCTGATGCACTCCGGGTCCTCAAAAGATACAATGCCCAGTCAAATAACTCGAGATTGACTCCGGGTCGAGTTATTGAAATTCCCGTCAGATTGTGGAGTCACAAGACGGGATGGGCCGGTGGACCTCTCCTCATAGATGCGTCCGGAAAGACCATCGCCGACCCTCGCAAAGCAAACAGGAGCTACAAGCCCGGTTTCCACTATACCAAGTTCTGTTCGGCCTATGGGGTTCGACGTGGGTTTGCCAAGACGGGGACGAATAGTAACCGGGGGCGGAACTTTAATAAAGTTCCTACAAATTCTCGGGTGGGGCGGGTAAACCGAGTTCTCTAAGAACATCTCTGAGCGTCTCCTCGGGGTCTATATCGAACCGAATATCAGTTATGAAACCGCCCTGGTGTGGAATAAGGTCCCGAAATTGAAGACCAAACCCATCTAGAACATTTGAAATATTAGAAGTTTCAAAGTCATTTATGTGTCGAAACGAATCGGCGGAACGTTCGATAATGAGCCGACACTTGTATGTGGGTACATCGAAAGGCTCGCGACACATGGGACACGTGGGTGATTCATGACACGTCAGTTTCCAACGGTTCAGGCACCTTTCGTGAAACTCGTGACCACACCCGAGTTTTCGTGTAACACTTTGACCCCCCATGTTCGCAAGACAGACTGAGCACTGAGCCCCTCTGTGTTGCCAACATCGTTCTTGATCGGCTTCCCTTACTATTGTTTTACACGACCCCCCTGTGAGAGTACAGGCTCCACACCGGCGGGGTTCGGTCATTAGTCTAGACCTGTATAACTTTTTAGCGTGGGCGCCGCGCCGCCGCCTCGTAAGCCCGAACCTCTTCTTGGAGGGACCGAACAGCCTCGCGGTACCTTTCACGTATGTTATCCTCGACGTTTTTGCGAAACACGACAATAGGATCATCGTCCTGTTCCATCCGACACTGAGGACACTCAATGCTCGTCTCGAACCATTTCATAATACACTTTGGGTGGAACATGTGTTTGCATTTGAGTTTCTTATCAGTCCGCTTGGTATCCTCAAGACACACAGCACATGTGCTGGAAAGATGGGCACGGCACATCCCGTTCTCTACGGCCTTTTGTTTGCACTTCGTCCCGTTCCGAGTGAGGGCCGAGCAATTCATGGTCTAATAGGATCTCACAGATTTCTTGATGGATTTCCTCAACACTTCTGTTCGCGTCAACTACGTGAACCTTACACGGAACGTTTCGTAAAAGCTTTTGATACTCGACGTCAAGTTCCTTCCAGTACTCGAGGGTCACGCCAGAGTCACCAGCCTGGTGCCGAGCCTGTATATGGTCCCAAGCAAGCTCGGGTGATTTTGAAAGAAAAATGTAAACATCTGGAAACCAGGCATACTGATCATAAAATTTGGAATAGGTGGCGTCCTCACTCTGGGTCACGAGGTTCTGCTTGAGGAGAACAGACCAAAAGACCCACCTGGAACTGAGGAGGGACCGCTCATAGATGACCGTCTCACGAGTCTTGAGAGGTCGGAGGGTCTGAAGAATAACCATGTGAAAATAGAATGCCCAACGTTTTGGGTCTTTATAAAATTCCTCGAGAGGCCAATCATCAATGGGCTCCCGGCGAACTCTGTATCCCAATTTGTCAAGCAAATTGAGCTGGGTCGTCTTTCCTGACCCTATGTTACCGTCGATAACAATCTTCATATGATAAAAGTGCTTTATTCCTTTAGGTAAGGCTCCACGGGTTCGGGCATGTAGTTGGACACCGTTGAAGGAGTGGGGACTGGTGCGGGCGCAGGTGGACACACTGGGCACACTGGGCACGCGGGGTCATTCGCCGACTTGTAGCACAGACCGAACCCCACGTTACCCGTGCACAGGGTGTTGGTAAATGTCAGGGCCATCCATATGGCGATGAAAACCAGGAGCACAAGCACGATTACCCAAGACATTTATATCTACTGAGATATTTTATTCATTTTCCACGAGAACGACCACTTTACCCGTCCGACACGCCGCGTTCTTCACGGGGAGGCTGAAGGCATCGGGGCCCTGTGCCTGAAGAGTCGAACGGTACTTGTAGTTGTCCTGGAAAGCAATATTCTTCTCGGCCATAATCTGGTCATTCAGAATGCGGGAAGACGTGAACTCCGTCAGACACCGACCATCGGCCATGCCATAACGCTGTGACATTTGGTATTACACTACATTTTATTCCTCAACACGCGCTCCCATTCTTCGAAGCTCGTGCCCATGATATTGTTAAACAACTCGGGCTCGGCGACCTCCTTGACCAGTGCGTCTGTGGTGATCACCTTGTTGATCGTCTCGTAGGCCCCTGCAATCTCGTCCAGTGTCTGTGCACCCGTCACGATAATCTTGCCCGTGCTGAAGATGCTGGCCGTCACCTGTTTTTGGTCGGGCTTGGGTATAAACTTGACCTTGACGGCGCTGTATCTATCGGGGTCGAAGGTCACCTTGAAGGTTGGACTCGGAGAGTCCAACCCCGATCCTCCCGACCGACTTGAGAACTTCTGTATAACCTTGTTCAAGTTGACGGACGAGTTCAAAGAGAAATTGGTATTGATCATCTTGATACTTGCTTCTTTGGTTGGCGGGAGCTCCTTCAGATCGAGAACCACCTTCAAAATAAAGGCGAGTTGACCCAGGATTCGCTTACAGTCAAACAAGTCTGAACACCCTGCAACCTGAATCGATCCATTGGGGAACAACTTGATACTCTTGCGCGAATACACATCCTCGTAGCCAATTGTCACCTGGTTATAAAAAGCAGTCTCCTTCATCTTCCACTCGAAACCGCGGAACCGCGACCCGCGTCGGCGGACTGTGATGGACCCCAGCTTGGCGAAATTCTCTCGAAATTTCTTCAAGTCAATATCCTGAAGAAATTTGGAACACATAGTGATGGTTGTGATCCGGACCCATGACGGGGCGGGCCTCGCCCGATCCTGAATCAGGTGTGCCCGGATGGCGTTCAAGTTCCGAATGTACTTGAATGTCTCGAGAGAGTGGACTCCGTTCATTTTGCTCTACACTCCTTAAGCCCTCCGACCCTTTAAGCCGGACAGGACACGTTTTCTAAACGTGTCCCAGGGTCGGGGCGCGGGGCGTCCCTCACCCACGTTTTTTCGCAGCGCGCTTGGCGATCTTGACAAAGGGTGTTCGGAGAATGTTCGCCTTGAGAACCTTCTTGTAATATTTCTTGAGTTTTTCATCGTTCGGGTGGATATTGTGGGTCTTTGTGACGTTATGAGCCACGAGGGAAATCAGACGTTGTTTTTTGACGGCGTTAATAACACGGTTCAGCTCTGCAACACGGGGCCGAAGGACCTTTTTAGAACGCCGGGTTACCACCTTGCGTCGCCGAGTCGCGTGGGTCTGAGCCATTGTGTTGAGACCCTCAAGGACGTTCACGGCGTTGTTCGGTCCTCCAAGCTTCTGAACGGCATTCACCGCTGCCGGACTGGCACCCTTGACCGTAATAGCATATGTCGTGTTTCCCTTTGCCTCGTTGAGGGCCTCGGCCGCCTTGGCAACTTCGGGCGCCCCACCTGGAACTTGGACAACTGTATTCACTGCCCTGTTCACACCTCCAGCGTTGTTAATAGCCTGACGCTGATTGAGAGGGATGGGAGGAGGAGGCGGTGGCGCGTACGCACCTCCACCGTTCCCGCCGCCGCCAAGATAGGCTGCACGCCGACGACGCATGAGTTCCAAAAGTTCGCGTTCACCCTCTGTGTTCTTTACACGTCGATTGTAGTTGTTATTACTTTCGCCAAACCGACGCACAGGTGTAACCCGGCGGGTGCCACGGCCCGTCTCTGTGGTTTCACGATCTTTGTTGCGTCTGAATCGCCGATTTTGTTCCTCGAACGCCCGGCGGATATTCTCGTTTGGAACCTTCCCCAAATTTGAACGCACGTTCAAAAGCTCGCGGCCGTTCCGAGTGTTTCGTATATCATCCACGACAATGCTTGACGCGTTCCGGCGGCCGTTATAGTTTCGAGGTAAAAGGCGCAAAAGGTCCCCGAGCTTACGGGCCCGACGGGACTTGCTATACTCGTACTTTATATCCTTGAGTTCCTTTTCAAGGGCCTTTCGGAGAGCCTCGGAGATTATGGGGCGGTTCTCGGGGTACTTGCGCAACGCATCCAGAAGCTCACGGATAGTCATTTTCGTGTAATTACGGGGGGCCGGAGGACCCGCGGGGCCGAGGGGAACACCGGGACCCTTGTTCCGGAACCACCCCGTCTTGCCGTTGCGCGTCGTCAAAATGTAGCCGGGCGGTGGCGGGTTGAAACGACCTCGATTGTTCTTATTTGGTTCAACAAAGTTTGGTTGAGGCGCGGCTGCAGCCATCTTACCTTTCCCTGAGAAAAAACCAGACCAAGGCCACTTGATGCGTTTCAGTCTTTCAATAAGGCTCAGGTGTTCGGGGGTTGGTTCCGTCTGTAAGGTTTGTACAGCCGCACCTGCAACTGGCCGGGGAATACGCACGCTATTTTGGATCAGTTTTGTTATAGCCGTCGCAACATCACTCGCGTTTGCCTGCTTGATAACTTGAACAGCTGCAGAGGTCTGACCACCTGTCACGAGGGGTGGAATGACCGCGACCGTGACGGGGCTCGAGAGCTTGACTTTGTTCTGTATGATCTTTGTGACGGCTTTTGCAACGTCATTTGTTGGAGCGTAGTTTATAACTTTGACCGCATTTTGATCAACAGCTTTCTTGATGATGGCCATGATACCAGGCACGATATTCTGATTTTGTTTCAGATTCGCAAGACCCTGTTTGGGGTTGACGTGTGTCCGAATAATTTCGACGATTCTTTGAACAAGTGCGTCGTTATTCGACATGGCCTACTAGGTGCTGGGATAAAAAGACAGCGCCGA